GATGACGTGGCCGTTGACCGTAACGCTTGTCGGCTGCGTGAGGGCCGCGTAACGCTTCCTAAACTCGGAGCTGGGCATCGTATCCATGTACACGATTGTACCACTCCGCGTGTACACGCCGGTACCATCTTGACCAACCGCGGGAACGCCGCCCGGAACGCTGAGCTTTCATCGGCCGGGCCGTGGACCCGCTGGCGGAAGATGTCGCGCCACGGCCGGTACATCAAGTTCATCGAGACCTACTGCCGGGCACCCAAAGGTGTCGGCCACGGCAAGCCGATGAAGCTCGCCGGCTTCCAGAAGTCGTGGCTCGAGGAGGCCCTCGCCGAGGGGATCTCGACGGCCGTCATGCCGACGCCGGCCGGCAACGGCAAGTCCACCTTCGGCGGGTCGGTCGGCGTCGCCGCGACGTTCATGGACGACGAGACCGGCGAGCCCCAGGTCCCGATCATCGCCACGACCATCGGTCAAGCGATCCGGTCGGTCTACGGCGTCGCCGCCAGCATGGTCAAGAACGAGCCCGAGCTCGCCCGTCGGTCGGTCACGTTCACCGGGATCGCCACGCCGCGAGTCTGGGTGCCGTACAACGAGGGCCTCCTGTTCCCGATCAGCAACGACATCGACGGGATCCAGGGGCTCGATCCGAGCCTGGCGATCATCGACGAGTTGGGTTTCCAGCCGGTCGCCGTGTGGTCGTCAATGCTGGCCCGCGACGGCAAGCGCGAGCGGTCGCTGATCTGGGGCACTGGCACACCGGGCCTCGACCGGGACAACGCCCTGTGGGCCATCCGCGAGATGGTCCTCGAGGGCCGCAAGCCGGCGAGCATGGCCTGGCGCGAGTACGCCGCCGACATCGGCTGTCTCGTCGACGACCGGGCGCAGTGGCGCAAGGGAAATCCCGCCCTCGTCGCCGGCTTCATGCGCGAGTCCGGGCTGGAGTCGGCGCTGGGGATGCCCGAAGCGCACTTCAGGGTCTTCCGTCTGGGTCAGTGGGTCGACGGGGTCGACGGCTGGCTGGGCAAGGACGGCCGCGCCGTGTGGGAGCGCGGCGACAGCGACTACGAACTCGTCGCGGATGCCCCGACCTGGGCTGGCGTGGACGTCGGGATCAAGCGCGACTCGACCAGCGTGTGCCTCGTTCAGTACCGGACCGACCTTCCGACCAAGCTCCACGCGACGTGGCGGATCTGGGTGCCGACCGAAGACGAGCCGGTAGACGTCACCGATGTCATGCAGCACCTCCGCGACATGGACAGCCTGTACGACCTCCGCGAGATCAGCTTCGATCCGCGCTTCTTCGATGTCCCGGCGAAACTCTTGCTGGATGAGGGACTGAAGCTCGTGGAGATCCCCCAGTCGCCCGAACGGATGACGCCGATCATCGGGGACCTGTACACCCGCGTCCGAGCGGGGCTCATCACCCATCCCCCGGACAAGCTCGCCGGGCAGCAAGTGCTGAATGCTATCCCGCGCCTGAACGAACGCGGAATGACGCTGAGCAAAGGCAAGTCCCGCGGTCGGATCGACTCAGCCATCAGCCTGGGCCTCGCGGTCGATCGTGCAGTCCATCAGACGACACAGTTCCGATCCAACTACGAAACGGACCGCCTGACCGTCGCGGGTGCTAGGGAGCCGACATGACCTCTACCGCTCGCGGGATCGCCGGTCCCGAAGTCAAGGCGTCCACCCGCCGGTTCGATGCCCGGCTCCGGTTCTATGCCCGCCTCCGGAAGTTCCTCCGCGACACCGACGGGGCGGACGTCCTGACCGTCGTCGCGCTCGGGTTCCTGTTCGTCGGGCTCGCCCTCCCGTCGTTGGCGTTCGGGGTGGTTGGCGGGCTGTTGGTCCTCTTGACCCCGATCGGCACGGCGCTCCGGCTTCTCATCCGAGGTCGCTAGATGGGCCACTTCGCGCGAGCCCTGAAGAGCGCCGCCGTCGGCTGGCCCAATCCCGGCTGGGCGCCGCCCTACGGGTACAACGGCGACAGCATCGCCACCACGGTCAACTCGAACACGGCGATGGGCGTGAACGCCTTCACGGCCGGGATCCGGCTGATCGCCGAAGACCTCGCGTCACTGCCGCTCGTCACCTACGAACGGCTGGACAAGGGCAAGCGCCGGGCGCCCGAGCATCCGGCCTACGCGCTGCTTCACGACACGCCGAACCCCGAGATGACCTCGATGGTCTTCCGCGAGACCGGCATCGCGCATATGTACTCGTGGGGCAACTGGTACGCAGAGAAGCAGCTCAACGGCCTTGGCGTGCCGGTCCGCCTGTGGCCGCTCCGCCCGGACCGAATGACGGTCGATCTCAAGACCGGCAAGCGGGTGTACAAGTACCGCCTCCCCGACGGATCGGGCGTCGTGATCCCGGCCAACCGGATTTTCCACGTCCCCGGCTGGGGCTTCGACGGATTGATTGGGTACAGCCGGGTGACACTCATGCGGCGCGCCTTGGAGTCGGCGATCGTCACGTCCGAATACGGCCTCCGAACACTCGCGAACGACGCGCGGCCGGGCGTCACGATCATGCACAAGCAGCAACTCTCCAAGCAGGCCCGCAAGAACATCGCGGAGAGCTGGGACGAGGCGCACCAAGGTCTGACCAACGCCCAGCGGACGGCGGTCCTCGACGAGGACATGTCGCTCGAATCTACGGGCTTCTCACCCGAGGATGCGCAATACCTCGATTCGCGCAAGTTCAGCACGATCGAGGTTGCTCAGGGCCTCCGGCTCCCGCCGCACAAGCTGTCGGACCTCGAGAACGCGCACTTCACGAACATCGAGGAATCCAATATCGACTACGTCGTGGCGCTGACCCCTCCGGCGACGCGGATCGAGCAGCAGATCGGCAAGGACATCATCGGGCCGGGGCCGTTCTTCGCCGAGCACCTGTTCGACGCGCTGCTCCGGGGCAAGACGCTCGATCGGTTCAACGCCTACCGCCTCGCGTCGGGCGGCGTCTCGTGGATGAACGGCGACGAGATCCGCGAGAAGGAGAACATGAACCCGATGCCCAAGAGTCAGGGTGAGGTGTTCCTCGCGCCGCTCAACTCGTCGCCCATCGACCTCCTCGCCGAAGCCGTCCTCGCGAACGCGAGCCCGAACGGGACCAACCCATCAGGAGCCAAGCCATGATCGACCGCAAGGCGTTCACCCCGATCGAGTTCAAGTTGTCGGAGACCGGCGACGTCAGCGTGGCGTTCTCTCGGTTCAACGTCATCGACTCCGACGAGGACGTGACGTTCGCCGGTTCGATGCCCGTCGGCAAGGCCGTTCCGATGTCCGCCTACGGCCACACCTCATGGGACGGCGCGCTGCCGACCGGCAAGGGACTCATCGCAGAGAAGGGCGACCTCGGCGTGTTCGACGGGTCGTTCTTCATGGAGACCGATCAGGGTCGGAATGCCTACCACACGACCAAGGCAATGGCCGATCTCCAGGAATGGAGCTACGGCTACGCCGTCCTCGAGGGCGGACCGGGCATGTTCGAGGGCAAGCGAGTGCGCGAGCTCCGCAAGCTCGACGTGTTCGAGGTCTCGCCCGTCCTCAAAGGTGCCGGCGTCGGCACGACCACACTCGCGATCAAGAGCGGCCGTCCGGCGTCGGATGCGTCGTATGCCGAACTCCTCACCTGGTACTCGGAGGGGATGTCGGATCTGCTCGATCGGACCAAGGACCGCGCGGCCTTCCGCGCCAAGGAGGGCCGGATGCTCAGTTCGTCGAACATGTCGATGCTCGACGAACTCGCGACCGCCCTCGAGATGCACGGGCAGCATCTGCGTGACCTCATCGCCACTGCCAATCCGCCCAAGATGGTCGATCTGGTGACGATGGACCTCATGCTCGCGGAGGCCCGATCACTCGGCATCCCCGTGTAGCCCCGTTCCGGTTCAGGCAATCCAGAGCCCCGGTCGTCCGGGGCTTCTTCATGTGGAGAAACCAATGGCAACGGCCACCGAGCTGGGAGCCCAGCTCACGACGAAGCGCCAGGAGCACGGCGTCTGGCTCGCCCAGTACAAGAAGGGCGACGAGTACGACATGCCGGCCGAGAAGGTCGGCGAGTACAAGACCCGCGCCAAGGAACTGTCCGACCTCCAGGAGGCGTGGCGGGCCGCCGATCAGCTCGCCAAGGATGCCAAGGACAACGAGGCGCTCCTTGCCCCGACCGGCACGGTCGCCGCGAATAAGAGCGGCGAGGACATCGAGCACAAGGAAGTCACGGGCTCGATCGAGACCAAGGCGCAGCTCAACGCCGCGTTCAAGTCGGGTCTGACCGCGAACGCTGAGACGCTCGACCGCATCGCGAAGGGTGGCCGCGGGTCGGTCAGCTTCGATCTGGCCACCAACCTCAAGACCCTCCTCGCGGTCACGGTTCATGCCCCGCAGGCGGATCGCCGCCAGGACACGGCCTCGGCCCTCTACTTCGGCAACGTCGAAGACCTGTTCCCGCACGGCTCGACCGGCTCGAAGTCGATCGACTACTTCATCCAGACGACGGACACGGACAACGCTGCGGCCGTCGCCGAAGGCAACGCCCCGACCGATTCGGCGTTCGCGTGGACGCTGACCACGGACCCGGTCGAGACGGTGTCCGACTGGATTCCGATGACCCATGAGTCCGTCGCGGACAACATCGGCCTCCAATCGACCGTGACGGGGATGCTCGCCAAGCGGCTCCAGAAGAAGTCCAACAACCTGATCCTCGCGGGCGACGGGAACACCCCGAACCCGACGGGCGTGTTCATCCGGACCGGCTTCCAGACCCAAGCCAAGGGCACCGATCCGTCGTTCGACGCGATCCACAAGGCGATCACCAAGGTCGAGGTCACGGGTGACGCGATCTGCGACTTCATCTCCGTCCACCCGACCGACTGGCAGACGATGCGCCTGACCCGGACGACGGACGGGATCTACATCCTCGGCAACCCGGCCGACAGCGCCCCGCTCAACCTGTGGGGCATCCCGGTCCGCAAGACGACCGGAATCGGCGGTGCCGGCACCGCCGGCGTGGGCGACTCGAGCTACGCGGAAGTCGTCGAGCGCGAGGGCGTGACCGTCGAAGTCAGCACCGAGCATTCGACGTTCTTCACGGAGCGCAAGGTCGCCGTGCTCCTCTACCGCCGGTTCGCGGTGGCCGACTATCGGCCGTCCGCGTTCGCGACGGTCACCGGCCTGTAGTCCCCGCGGCCGGGGCGGACCCCTCTTCCCGCCCCGGCCCAACTCCCTGAAAGGAGGGCACTCAGCGTGCCTGTCATCTCCGGCGGGGTTGTGGGACAGCCCGGTCAGATCCTGTTCGCGGAATGCACGTTCGCCGAGACCACGGGCGCCGGCGTCTACACCGGCTCCGTCACGGTCCCCGGCAACTCGTGGCTGCTCGACATCAAGCTCTTCAACACCGTCTATTGGACGGCGACCACGACCGCCCTGATGGACATCGGCGACGCCGACGATCCGGACGGATGGTTCACCCAGATCGACCTCAAGGCCACCGACATCGTCGCGGGCACCAACGCCGAGGTCATCGACTTCAACAACCCCGGAGGCCAGGAAGGCGCCTACCTCGTCACCGCGACGGGTGAGCGCGCTCTGATGTACGCCGCGACCGAGCGCGTCATCTCCGGGATCGTCACCACGGTCGGGGCGGCCGGCAACGCCGGACGAAGCCGGATGGTCGTCCTGTACACCGACCCGACGATCCCCACCGTCGCCGCGAAGGTCTAGGCCATGGCGCACAACGATGTGATGACCACGGCCCTGTTCGTCAACGCGGACTGGTCGGCCCTCGTGCCGGCCGGTTCACCCGAGGCCGCCTTCGGGATCACCCCGCGAGATGCCAAGCGCCGGGGTCTGATCCCGCTCGCAACTGGCGAGAGTCTCGGCGAGCCCGAGACGATCCTGACCAGCGCCAACCTGATCGCGCCGACGCCCGAGGCGAACGTGGAACCCGAAGTCAAGCAAGCGCCTCCGCCCGCCGACAAGCAAGCGGAGCCACCTTCCAACAAGACGGCCCCAAAGCCCGCCAACAAGGGCGCTGCCCGAAAGGACACCTAGATGGCGACCGCGACAGCAATCGTCCCGTACTACGACCTTGCCAAGCAAGGGACGATCTTCACGGGCAACATCGCCGCTGCCGGCGTCGTCTTGCCCGTCTACAGCAACACCACCCAACAGGTCGGCCTGTGGAACCCGGTGGGTTCAGGCAAGGATCTGCTCCTCCTGAAGATCGCCCTGACCTACGTCGACACGACGGGTGCCGCCGGGGGCTTCTGCCTCGGCTACCTGTCGAACGCGCCGGCCGCGATCGGCACCGGGCTCAGCATCACGGCGTTCACCGAGACCGCCTCGGTCAGCAACTATCCCGGTGGCGGGTTCAGTTCCGTCGCCAAGTTCGGCCAGGGTGCCACCCTGACCGTGACAGCCCCGGTGGTCAAGCGCCAGCTCGGCCTCAATCAGACCGTCCTGACGGCCGCCACGACCTCGAGCCCGCAGTGGGCGTCCGAGTTCGTCTTCAATGGCGAGGAAGTCCTGACCCCCGGAACCGCCGTGTTCGTCGCGGGCAACATCGCCACCCTCTCGAAGTTCACCGGCTCGCTCGTCTGGGCCGAGATCTCCCGCTCGTAGTCCGACGGCCCGGACGAGCCGGGCCGTCCCCATTCCTAGGAGGCCGCATATGCCCGTCTGGGTGGATCCCGAGGCCCCGACGGCTCGCGTCGCGGCCACCATCGTCGCGCCTGTCCCGAAGATCACCACGGTCTCGCTCGCGGGCGGTCCGGCCACGGGGACGGTGGACGCCGGGCCTTCCACATCCATTCGCCTGTTCACGGCCGCCACCGCCGCGGGAACCTCCCCGGTCATGGACCGCGGCAGTTACCGCGGCCCGGCCGCGCTCGTCATCACCAACGTCGGCAGCGGCTCGCCCACGGTAAACGTGGACATCCAGGGCAGCGTCGACAACATCAACTGGTACAACGCGGCCTATGCCCTCGTCGCCACTCCCAACACGGTGGCGGTCGCCCAGATCGCCATCACGTCGACGGCGACCACGACCTACCTACTTCCCACGGATCAGGCGTGGCGCTACCTCCGGGTCGTGACCTCGACGGTCGTCACCGAGACCTATTCCGTCACGTTCTACCTGTAGCCCCGGAGGCACCGTGGCCGGACATGTCTACGCGACCGTCGCCGAGGCCGACGACTACACGACCTCGGGCGGGTCGACCAAGTTCGCGACTCAGTCGGCCGCGATCGTGGCGCTCAAGCTCGGCATCCTTGAGGCGGTCAGTCGTCTGATCGACGACAAGATGGAGCGGTCCGACTTCCATTCGGGCTTCGGGCCGAGGATCGGGACGAACCGATACGACGGTGCTAGCCGGAACTACCTCCGGTTGGTCGACGACCTGATCTCGGTCACGAGCATCACGATGCGCCTGACCACCACGGCGACGGCCACGACCGTCCTCGTGGCCGACACCGACTACTACCTCCTCGATGGGCTGGGCGGCTACGGCGGACCGCCTTACCGAAAGGTGCTCCTCCACCGCTACGGCGTGCCAGCCTTCGGCTATGGCTTCCGGGTCACCGACATCGCCGCCATTTGGGGCCATTCCAACGTGACCGTCGGCACGGGAACCACGGTCGCCTCGGGACTTGCTGCGGACGCCGCAGCGACCACGTTCACCACGTCCGCGACGCCCCTGCTCTCGCCGGGGATGACGCTCCT